CCAAAGCCATTTTTATATATATAATATAATAATAATGGCGAATAAAATTTTAAATCCACAAAAAAAAGGAAAAGTTATGAAACCGATAAAAATGCCTAACGATAAAAATTGTCCTGTTAATGTGCCTTTACAATTTGAGGTTCAGAAAGATTTAAATATTGCTAAAAGAGTAAAACCTAATAAAGTATTTGAGAACTATAAAGTTAATGTTAAGAAAGTTGCTAAATGAGATACCATACGAATTTATCATTCTTTCTATCGTGATAGGATTTTAATTTGTTTTCTTTTATCATACCATCTATCAAAGATGATTTTACATATTCTTCATAAGTATCAGACATACCTAAACTATTGTATGCTTCTTTTAGATTATCATAACCTCCACTATCAGCATAATCTTGTAATTCTTGTATTTTTTTCTTTGATGTTTCAGTTTCCTTTAGAATACCAAAGTCGTTTAGTTCTTCATACTCGTAAGCGATAAACTGATTGTTAAACATAGTAGGCATTTTGTATTTTATAATCAACTCAAAACAAAAATCAAATTTTTATAGGAGTTTAAGGAGTTTATAATTTACTCGTGTAAAAATTTGATTTTTGGTTTGAGGTTGATGTAAAAATGGCTACTACTACTATGCGTGAAATGATGAAACAGCTTGACGATGGAAATATGTATTACAGGAAACTATCTGTAAATGGAACACAATATCCACATACAGAAGGAACTGAAACCCATAGTGGTTTCTATATCAACGGCGTTGAGTTCTTTAAAGCAGGACAATTTTACTGGTTAAAGGTATTTACCTCTTGGAACACAAAAGTTTATATTAATGAGATGTATAAGATAAATAGTAAAGGTAAAATTTTGAGATTTTATCTCAATCTATTTGGACTTACAGAAGGCAATTGTGTCCTTGTCAAAGAACCGAAAATGCTACAAGAAGCACCAGAAACTCTTGCTGAATGGATAGGGATTATTAATGAATGTATTGATACTGATGATGAAGAAAGAAAAGTTATCTTGACTGAAAGAACTGCTCTAAAACCTACTACTTGTATTAATACTATAAAAGAATAAAGTTAAGCAAAACAAAAATCAAAAGTAGTATCTCTTGATGGACCTTTAACTGCTGTTTGTATAGTTTGCCTTACTTGTTGCCTATGTTTCTCCTCAGCTAATTTAACTTTTTTTTCTTGTTTTCTTTTTTTTCTAACTATTTCATAATCTTCTAATGCCTTTTGAGATGCTTTGGCGGTTAGGTCAAGTATGTCATCTTTTGTTATTTGCGGGGTGGATTGCGGTTTCAGATTACCTGAGGGAGGTTCTGAAGAAGCTACGGCTGATTTCTTAAATTCTTCTTTTAATTCTTCTGGTATTAAAGATTTTTCTTTTTCTTCTTTCTTTGCTTTGGCTTTAGCTCTACGATTAGCTAATGCTTTCTCTCTACCCTTTGCTAACCTTTCTCTTTGAGCTTCAGATATTTGCCTTTTAGGTTTCTTAACAGGCTTTACCTCTGGTAAGGTCTCTTTCTTTTTAACTTTATCAAAGATTTCATCTTGGGCTATAATCTCTTTTTCTTTGACAACTTCATCTAAAACTGGTGGTAAAGGTTCATCAACTTCATCCAAAGTTTCCTCAATACTTTCTTCCACTGGATTTTCTATTTGAGGCAATCTGTCCATTTATATTTGTATAGATTTTTGTATAATTTGTAGAATTTTTTTACAAAAAGAATAAAAACCTTTATTAAGTATAAATGAGTGAAAATATACCTGAAATTTTGCCTGTCAAACCGCCTGATGATTTACCCAAAGAAAAACCTTTACATCCTAATCTTCCTAAGCCTCCTACGCTCTTAACTATGATATCTCCTGTAAAAACGGGCAAATCAACGATAATCAGTAATTTATTTCTTAATGAAAACTTTTATGGTCAAGATTATTTTGATGAAACACATATTTTAAGTAATACAATTCATAATGATACTACAAGTAGATATTTATTAAAGAGTTGTGAATGCTATGACCATTATGATGATAGTATTATTCAGGGTATAGTTGATAAACAAAAGAAATATGAAAAGAAGGACCAACCTGCTATTGCTGTCGCCCTTGATGATTGTTTAGGTAGTATTAGAAGAGAAGCTGTTGTTAATCACCTTGCGAGCAGATTTAGGCACTATAATATTAAGCTTCTTCTTATAAGTTCGCAAAATTTCAGAAATGTTAGTCCAGTAATCCGTAGTAATTCTACTGCTGTTATAGTGGGTAGTCCGTTTCCTAATAGTAAAGAACTTGGTAAGATTGCGGAGGAATATGGAGATATGTTTGGAGGAGAAAAAAATTTCATTAGACTTTATAGATATGCTACACCTAAAAGATATGATTTCTTATATTTAGATTTAAGTGAAAACCCACCTCATGCTTATCATAAGTTCTCTAAAAAGATAGCTGAAGGTGATAAATTCTTCTTTGATAAAGAACAAGTGGATGATAATTTGGATGAAGATGAAAAAATGTAATCTCGTTACTATTTCAGTAATATTTCTTAAAACCTCTAAAACCTATTCAGACAAATTTTAAAATTTACCCTTTTGTTTTTTTTTTTCTTTCTTACTGAAATAGTAACAGGATTACTATTCTTTTCCTTAACTTTTCCTTTAATAACATTTAGTAAAAATTTGATAATTTATTTAGTAATAATTTAAACACTTACAATAATATTTAAAGATAAATTACTAAAATTATAAAAATGGATAAATTGGAAAGCTGTTTCTATATTGATTTTCATTCTTATGATGTCACTAATTTAACGGAAAAACAAAGAAAAGATTGTGTTAGACAAGGAAAACAATTACAAGATGCTATTTTAGCTGGTAAAGATACACCTACAATTAAGTTCTTTAAATATTGGAAAAAAGATTATGTATTTGATGCTAATTTAGGTAGAGCTATACATAAACATAATGATGTAGAGGAAGAAGAAGATGGTGTTATGGAAGATGGTATGCTTATTATAAAAGTAAAAGAATTAGAAGTATATAATAAATATGATCAAGAAACACAAATTTTTGATGAACACCATATTCAGCTTCTCCTTAAACAGAAAGAAGAATTAAGTGATAAATTAGGTGAATTAAGAAGAGGTGCTGGTATTACTGATTATGCTGAACTAAAAGAAAAATTTACTAATCTGAATAGAAGGCATAATCAAATTCAGCAAATTTATAAAAAGAAATGTGAAGATTATAATAAAATTAAGCTAAAAGGACAAGGTAAATGTGCTGTTGATGCCTTGATAAAAGAAATAGATGATTACAAAAGAAAAATAGAATGGTATTTTCAGCAGTATGGACCTATAAAATCGCCAGTTGATAATTAATTTATAAATAATAATAAATGTCAGAAATTTATGGATATGCTAACGCTGTAAGTGCTGGTAATTCTGCCGATGAACTAATGGGTAATATTCGTAGGCAGATTGATGCTCAAAATTCTTTGGCAAGAGATAACTTTGCTAAACTTCGTCAAGGTGAAAAAGAAAATAAAATTGTAGCACAAGCTAATTTAGATACAACTGATATTAAAGATAGAGCTGATGAAGGTGAAGAAGGCGGTAAAGTAATAAGTGCTGTTAATGATTTAACGGCAACTAAAACTGGTTCTTCTGTTGATACTTCTGTTGCTGATGAACCAGCTGAAGAAGTATCTCCTGAAACAGCACCTCAAAGTGAAGGCGGTGAAGGCGGTGGTTCTTCTGCTGTTGATGATGCTCCTACCCCTTCTGAACCTATTACTTTATCAAGCGAACAAGTTACTAATGTTGCTGGTGGAGGTGACCTAAAAGACCCTCGTTTTCCTGAAACATCAAGATTATTAGGTGAAGGTGAATTTGAGTTAAGAAGAGAAAAAACTGATTTTGATAGTGATAGACTTGTTAGAACTACGGCAGAAGGTAGAGTATTGCCTTCTGGTGAAAGTGGTTCTAATTATGTTGTTAGAGCATATCCTGTAAATGAAGGTAACCCTGTAAGAGGAAGTGCCTTATTAAATCCAATAGAAGAAAATGTTGCTGAAACAAGACCAGCTACCGAAGACCTTGTTTCTGGACTTGTTCGTAGAGCTGGTGCTACTGATGAAACGGCATCAAAAGCAGGTAATCTTGTATCAAGAGCAGTTAAAGGTATTGGAACAGAAGGAGGTGCTTTGGGTGAAGGTATTAGTGGAGCATTAAAGGGAGCTACTATTTTAACTGGTGGATATGATTTGGGTAAAGATATTTTTGGTGGTAAAGGTTCATTTTCTCAATTAGGTGGAAAAGGATTTACTGCTGATAAAGTTTCTAATGTTGCTAATATTGCTTCTGGTGGTTTAGAAGCAGCTGGACTTGCTCTTGATGCTACTGGTGTTGGTGCTGTTGCTGGTGTTCCTTTACAAGCATTAGGATTAATAAGTGGTGCTGTTGGATTAGGTGCTGGATTGATTGGTGATATTACAGGTGAAAAGAAACAAAAGGCAGCAGTTAAAGCTATGCCTACTATTTCTCCCGCAGCAAAAGCTCCTCAACAGAAAGCTCCAGCATTTCAGTCAGCTTTTCAGGGTGGTCAATTAGTCCAGTAAATAATAATTCTTTTTTAAATTTTTTTTATTTTAATTAATAAATGTCAAGTTTCTTCGTTGCTGATGATAAAATTCCGATTACCCAGCAGTCAGTTGCTATTCCTGCTGAAAATGGTTTAAATTATAATGCTACTCAAACCATAGAAATCCAAGTCCCACCAACAACAAAGTTTATTAATCCTAAAGAAAGTTATTTACAATTCTTTGTTTCCATTACTCCTGATGCTTCTGCTGGTCTTGGTAAATCAAGATTTCAGTTAGATACTGAGATTGGAGCAAATGTTTTAATCAAAGATATTCGCATCTATGATGGTAACCGCAATACATTATTAGAAGAAATTACTGACTACAACACTATGGTAGCTCTAAAATATGATTATGAAAGTAATGAAAGTTTAAGAAATAAAAGGGCTTTGACCGAAGGTTCTTCTACTCCTATGGTTGAGGCAAGAGGCACAAGAGGCACAAGTGAAAGTGCTGCTTGTAATGTAAATCATAATCCTTATTTTAAGCCGAAACAATCTTTCCCTGATGCTACTGAATTTGTTGCTGCTGATTTCCTTAAAGCTAAGGTAGCACTTCCTTTACACACAGGACTATTCCAAAGCGATAAAATATTGCCTTTAATGCTCTTGGATGGTCTCCATATAAGCATTACATTAGAAGATAATTACAGAGTATTTAGACAGCTTGATAATGTATTACTTGGACGCAGAGCTACCCTCAATCCTATTTTCCATTCTATTAATGGTTCTACTACTACTGGTTCTTTGGCTAATGGTTCTGCTACAACTGCTTTCTATTTATACACCGAAAACAATATGATAACACCTGAAAATTGTCCTTTTGTTGTAGGCGAAGAAATAAATTGTTATAATGCTTCTACTGGTGTTACTGCTTCTTTTACTGGACCTGCTTTCCCTAAGATTTCTCAAATTGAGAATGATGGTGGTTTGATTAAATTAACAACTCAAAGTGTTACTAATAATACTGGTGCTGCTCTATCAACTGACGGACAATGGATTATGTATTCTAATTCTGTCAAGAGACAAACTTCATATAACAATACTTATACTATTGAGAATGTAGAACTTGTCCTAGAAGAAGTTATGATGCCTTCTAATTATGAAAGTTCTATGATGGCTCGTATGAGGGAAGGTGGTTCATTAGCTTATGACTTTTTATCTGTAACTAATTATAGATTTTCTCAACTTGTATCTGATAGAGTTGCGAACATTCGTATCCCTATTGATAATAGCCGTTGTAAGTCTATCCTATGTGTCCCTACTGATGCTGATGTCTATACACAAGCAGAACTTCTTAGTGGCGATCAAACAAATGCTACATATAAAGTATTCCACAATAACACAAGAGATTTATTCCATTACTCGGGTAGGTCAGGTATGGTAGGCATCGCAGACCATATTTCTAATTACCAGTTTGTATATGACGGGAAAAGCAATCCTGCCAGAAGGGTGGAGTGCGAAAAAGTTGGTAACAAAACAAGTATCGCACAGCAACAGCTTATTGAGCTTGATAAAGCACTTTCTTCAGCTGGTATTGACACTCATTCTATGAGGAAATATAATGAAAACTTCGTAATTGGAAGAGCATTAGCACTTGGCTCAGGAGTATATGATGCTCGTAATAAAGATTTTGTTTTACAAGTTAATTACCAAGAAGCTAACGCACCAAGCAAAGCAAAACTTTGGAAGAATTATGTTTATCATTTGCGTCGCCTTGTTATCAAAGGTGATAGTGTTATGGTGGAAATTTAAATTATTAAATTTTTTTTTTAATATAAACCCTTATAAAAATGGACGGAAGTTTAGAACATCAAGAAATCCAACCGAGTAATGTTGTATCAACTGGGGAAGTATCTTTTAAAAATGGTAATCCTGTTATCCAGTTTATTATTGGAGAACAAGATAAATATTTGATTGGTTCATCATTAAGATTTTGTGGTGATATCCAGTTTAAAGATAATGGTAATGTTCCTGTTTCTGGAAGTGAATTAGCTGTCAATTCTACTCTTGGGGCATACGGAATGATTGACCAGCTTTCTTTATCATCTCAGAGGTCCAAGCAATCAATTGAGAGCATAAGACATTATGGACGCTTCCTTGCTACTTATCTACCTACTCAAAGTAACATTCAGGAAAGTATGGGTCACATGAACGCAGTATCTAATATGATGCCTAATATTGAGTGTGAAAGATTAGGTTTTGTTAATAATGCTAATGGTTCTGCTGCTGCTGATAGACATTCGCAGGGTTCTCCTTTCTGCCTTAACTTGCCCTCTGGACTTCTAAATTCACAACAGCCTATTCCTTTAAGTGCTACTTGGGGTGTTGGTGGTCTCTTGTTAGAAATAAGACTTACACCCGATAGTCAGTTTTTATTTGCTAAAAATCACGCAAGTGGTTCTCTCACTGAGCCTCAATATACATTAAGAAATCTTAAACTTATTTATGAATGTGTTAATCCTTCTGCTGATGTTTTAAGCCGTCTCAAAAGCCAAAGTGGAAACACATTAGAATACAATTCTGTAAGTTCTTACTATACTTCTGTCAATTCCACAAATGCTATTGTTAATTTTAACTTGGGTATTAAGAATTGTTTAAGTGCCTTCTTTAACATTATTCCAAGTAGCAGATTAAATAATCTTGCCGAAGATGGTTTTGCTACATTACCATTTGTAAATTCAGGAACTACTGGTGTAGCTGAAATCAAACAGATTAACTTTACAAGAAATGGTGTTAAGTTTCCTTTACAATACAATATTGATACAAATGTCAATCCTAAATTTATTCCTACTGGAACAAGTTATTTCCCAGAAGATCCACAGGTATTAAGAAATGCTTTGGACAGCTTAAAACCTTATTCGGAATACAAGAAAACTCAGGTATCTCCGACTACATACACAAGAGGTTTAGATACTAATAGTCGTGATAGTGCTATGCCTCATCAAAGTTTATTTTTCGTTGGTGTCAATTTTGATAATATTTCCAATCAAGGTGTTGATTTTACAAACTCTACTTTGGGTATCCAGATGGAATTAACTTTAACAACGGATAATCCACAAACACTTTTCCTTTTCGTCCATAATAAGAATACTTTGGTTTTCTCGCCGAATGGCTTACAAGTAGTAAATTAAGTAAATTAAGTAAATTTTAATTTTTTATTTTAAATTATAAAAATGAGTGTTACACAATCGCAAGTCCCTGAACTAATGAAATTAGGTCAAATACCGACAGATTTGGAACAGAAGGTTGATACGGACCTCCTTGAGCCTGTCGTATTTTCTCAAAGCTTTTGTCGTTTTCAGTTACAGAATAAAGGATTCTTACATTCATTTAGTAGTATTGTTCTTGCTCTTGATGCCCCATCTGTCGCAGCAAATAGAAACGCAACTTATCCTGTAAATGTAGGGATACATTCTCTTATAGAAAGAGCTACTCTGAAGTGCGGCGCTCAGACTATCTGTGAAATAGAGGATTTTGCCAACTATATGGGTTACAAGAGTATGTTTATTGATAATGCTATCAATCAAGAAAGGGAAAGTGTTATCTCTGGTAGAATTATGGCTCATCAGCTTGTATATGATACTACAAGTGATACTAATGCTAAAACATATACCCTTGATACTAATAACTATCCTCTTAATGATAAAGCAAGTCCAGCAGGAGCAAGGCTTCCATCTTATTCCAGTTCAGCTTCTTTTAATGAAGATGGTATCCCGCCTAAGGATAATTTAATTTTACACAATACCCCTGAATTAAGAGTATCACTCGCAGACCTTTTCCCGTTTTTAAGATTTAACCAGCTCCCGCTCTATATGATTGATGAACCAATTAGTATTGAGTTAGTATGGACACCTCAAAGTTCTGATAGACGCTTCTGTTTCCCTGAAAATGGTTCTACAACTGAAAGACTTGATATTACCAAAAACTCTGTTAAGCTTGTAGCTGATTATATCTTTTATGATGGAGAAACTATGAGTTCTTATTCTGATGCTAATAAAGTAATGAATTTTAATTATGTTGATTATCGCCTTGCTAAAAGAACTTATGCTTCTGCTGATACAACCAAACAAATCCTAAATGTTGGTGGTGCTGGTCGTATTGTAAATAAAGTATTTATGGCTATGGGTATTTCTGATACTGGTGATAGTATGTTAAATGATTATATCGCAAGAGGACCAACTATTTCGGGTTCTAATCAAGGTCAGCTAACTTATAATGTAAGATACAATGACCACTTTGTATATCCGATTGACCGCAAATCTTCTGCTATTCAGTTCCACGATATCGTCCAAACCGAAGGTAATGTTCCTTACATTACAAGAGAAGAATATGTAGCAAGTGGTATTGTAGGTGAAAATGGTATTCTTTCTAATCAAGCCAGAGCAGCTTACAACGGACATTCACCATCAACCGATTTATCTAACAGATTTAATTATCAAGCTACAAGGCTCAACCGCAACGAAAGAATTAACAGCAGAGGTATTGAGGTTGAGACTACATTTGCTAATGGGATGGGTTCTGATGCTACTATGCGTGTATGGATTGAGCTTGTCCGTTCTGCTAC